ATAGAACTATTTAGAGGAGTGTGAAAAGGCTGTCTCCACCAAGCATGAAGAAGTGTAAATTGATCGCGCCAAAGATCATCGATACTACCCCTAATAAGAATATCGAGATCAAAATAAAGATATCGACTCTCCTTAAACAAATCAAAGAGACGAAGCTTATCATAGACACCACCATATAGAACATCGTCCATAACGTGTAGTCTGTCATATTGAGCTCCTACGTTCTCTAACATATATTCTATATTGTGTACCCAATATGATTGTCCATATGCTGGTGGAGTGTTGAGTAGTACTATTTCCATTTTTCAACCATCGTATCAAGTTTACAATGGCATGAAATAATTTCACATACGTGTGGCTGAGTAGGTAATTGCCAAACTGTGTTAATATTTCCAAGAGGAAAGCCAGCACCGGCGCAACATCTTCGAATAGTGCCATCTTTTTCAACAGATATACTTTTTATTCCAGCCATGCAACTCCAACCACGAAAATCTACTTCATTATTAGCGATCATGTCAGGGTGAAATCGTTCTTCTCCATCAATATAGATTTTCCAAGGATACGGCCAATTAACTTTTAATGGAATATGTCTTTCTATTCTTGGTTTATTAATCCACTTAATTTGTTCAGGAGTATAATCCATTAGCTTACCATCACCTTGAATATTTACTCGAGTGAGTTTAGGATTTACAGTAACAGTGGCTTCGCTTTCTATAATTCTTGCAGCTAATTTTCGAGCTCTATCAAAATTTTCTGGAGTCACTTGTAAATTAGCAACTATTTCTCCTTTTGATTGCATGGCTTGAATCACATTAAAGAAATGGTCATCATCTGCAAATTCTGAATGCCAACTGAATACAATGTAAACATTCAGGTCTTCGGGCCAGTTGTTCCAGTATCGTAAAGTGCGACTTCCATTTGTACAAATTTCAATAATTCTATTCGGAGCATTAATTCTTTTGCAGAATTCATCAAACTTTGGCATGAGTGTTGGTTCACCACCAAGCAAAGATATTAACAAATATTTGTTATGCTCTTCCATATCTTCTAAAAGATCGACATAATTTTCCCAATTAGTAGGCCATCTGTGTTTTCCACCATAATGATACGGCGAGCAATACGTACATTTATAATTGCACACGTCATGGAGCATAATGTTCACAATACCACAATCTAGATTATTGTTTGTAATTCTCATATGATTATCTATGTCCATTTTGTCAATACAGTTTCAAGACGACAAGTACAAGGCTTATGCGTATCACAGACGATTGGATCTTTCGGAAGTTCAAAGTACGTATTGATATTTCCTAGACTTCCACCTACTCGTTTTGTACAACGGTACACTTCACCATCAAGTTCTACAAAGATTCTATCTATACCAGCATGGCATTTCCAATTTTGAAACCAATAATTCTCAGCCACTATCATTTCTGATAACTTGCCGGCGCTGCATTCAAGTGGTAAAACAAAATTTGGTCCAGATTGAGTATTGTTCCAATAGTGAGACTGAATCCAATTTTTTTGTTCACTCGTATATTCAAAATAGTCTGGTCCATCAATTACTACACGAGTAAACTTTGGAATTGCTTCAACTCTTAATTTTCTCTCAACTATCTTATAATATACTTCTCTTCCTCTTTCATAATTATCCGGAGTCAATAAGAATGTAGCTACACAAGTAGCTTTATCTTGCATGATCTCAAGAACATCAAGATAATGGTCATCATCTACTTCTTCGTGATGCCAACTAAAGAGAGCGGTTGCTGTATGTTTTGGTAAACTTTCCCAATATCTTTTTGTTCTACTACCATTTGTAGCATATTCAATATATGTTCTATCATCACTAATATAATCTATAAAGTCATGGAATTTTGGCCAGAGTGTTGGTTCACCACCAAGAATTTGAACATACACGTATTTCTTTTTCTCTTTAATCTCATCAATTAGATCAAGGTAACCATCCCATTTTGTTGGCCAACGGTACGACCCGTCACGATGTTCATCACTACAATAACTACAATTAAAATTACAGACATTATGGACAAACAACGAGACAATACAGCAATCCGGATTTGAGTTAATTATTTCCATTTGCCTAATATCATATATCGAGTGTATTGATCTGGTGTGCCTTCGTTAAATCTCATCTTACCACCATAGAGTTCTTTGACACCAGCTTGAGCAGCGAGTTCTTGACCGGTCTTGACACAATTGATATGGTCTGGCTCGTTTGTCTTGTCATTTGATTGCAGAGCCAAAAGAGTACGTTCAGGTTCTTCGTAATACTCTTTCATTGTGTCCATGTTCCACATATGTTCACAAGACGTATTGATTACCAGATGTGTACGTCTTTTTTCTGTATAAGTAAAGTAGTCTTGATTAAAAATACGTACGTTGTCATAGCCAAAGATATCGCAATACTTCCAAATCATTTTACAAGCCCATGAGTCAATCTCAAAAATATCAATCTCACGAATTTGAATATTCCAATCATCCATTAGAAACTGAATAAGAGGAAACCCATACCATCCACCAATGATTTCTATACGAAAATTTCTGTTTTCATCACGAGGAATTTGTACTTTATTTAGTCCATCATAAACAAGCCATTCTTTACATTTAATTTGATTCGGATGCAAAGAATCAATCCAACGATCAAATTTATCTGGGTGATTATGACGAAGCCACTTCATCATTTCAGCGTATTCAAGTTGCATTCGTTGCTCTCCAGTTACAGTAAATATTGAATAGTGTCCAGAATAACCACACACCACCGGCACCAATAAAATAATGCTGCAGCATGATTAACATAAGATGCGAAGATATCATATACGTAAAAAAGTAAATTACAAAGTAGTCAATTAACTTCATGCCGCTCTTCCGTAAACAATAAAGTGACCGATGCCATTGAGTAAAGTTTTTCTTTGAGACGTGATTTCTTGTTGATAAACTTCTTTGAGATTGTACATTTCAATCAGTTGTTCACATGACGTAATAGGACAACAATCTCCATTGTGGTGTTCATTGTCTCCACGTAAAATCACATCACCAGATAACTTGACCGGATAAGTCTTCTCAACATTCATATGAATAGTCAAGTCAGCATCTAAATCTACATCATCAAACACAAAATCTTTATTGACGTAGTATTCAACATCTTTAAACTTTGGATCGTAATCAATAGCTTTTGCGTCGATATCAAACGAATTGAGTTCTTCTAGATCTTCGCGTATATCATTACAAGCTAGATAGAGAACCTTATCATAATTCATGGTGATATGTTTAATGTTCATAGCTTTCCCACAACTTCACAGTCTCAGGATCAGCCTCATGTAGCTCATAAGACTCTTCAACAATACCTTTATTATTGTATTTATGTGATGTGTTGAAGAGCGAGATCTTACCTTTCAATCCAAATCCACCATGATTATAGTTTGTCACAATACCTTGATCCCAAAACTTAAGTCGTTCATTTCTATGATGTTGGTAAAAGAGATATTTGTCAAGTGATTTATAAGTCCACTCAATCTTCTCCCAATTATCATTTGTAAATTTTATCAACCACTCAGCATTTTCAAATTTACAAAAAGAACTATTTACATGGCAAGATCCACCTTTACCATACCATGTATAACTTCGACTATAAGGATGCCAATAATTCCAAATCATTTTGAAATCTGAATCGTCAATAAAGTCAATCTCATCATGAATGAGGATGTCAAGGTCAAGCCATACACCTTTTTCATGCTTCTCCATGAGAATTAGTTTTTCGTAAGTAAACACTCGATCAGTATCAAATTTTCTTAATGATTCGATATTTTTTATGTTTACTTCTTCGCGAATCATGTTATAATTATCTGTATAGCATGTAAGCGCGAAGGGTTCTTTGTAATGCTTTTTTAGACTGCCATAAAGGCGGTTCACGTATTCGGCACCATATTTGTCGCCCCATTTTAGTGTATAAAAGTCCATTATAAATACCTCGTTACTATATATCACAGGATTTATTATGAGTATTGACGATCAATTCCCTTCTGAAACTTTTTGTGCTCTTCCGTGGATGCACCTTTCAACAAGACCAAATGGACATATGAGAGTGTGTTGTACTGCTAATGCCTCAGGCGTTGCAGTGAATGCTGACTCGACAAACAAAACAGTTTCAGAATCCGGTGTACTTCGTAATGATGATGGTAAACCATCTAACCTTGCCACAACTGGTTTGATGGAATCTTGGAATAATGAATATATGCGTGGTGTTAGGAGGATGATGCTCAATGGCGAAAAACCACAATCATGTACTAAGTGTTATAAAGAAGAAGAGGCAGGTCATATCTCAAAACGAATATGGGAAACTCGCAAATGGATTAAAGACCAAGGTGGAATCGAATCAATCATTGAAGGTACAGGTGAAGATGGATCAGTGGCTCCAAGGATTCGTTATATCGACCTACGCCTTGGGAGTAAGTGTCAGCTTGCATGTGTTATGTGCTCTCCTCATGATTCCTCTAATTGGGTAAAAGAATACAAACAAATCTATCCAACACTTGAGAATGAAAATCTCAAAAAGTCAATGATATGGGAAAAGGAATCTGGCAAGCTAGCTTGGTCAGGTGGTTCCTATAATTGGCATAAGAAGAATCCAAAGTTCTGGGATGAGCTATACGAAACACTTCCGCATCTACGTCAATTGTACTTTGCTGGTGGTGAACCATTGATTATGGATGAGCATTACATGTTGCTCGAAAAATGTATTGAAGATGGGTTAGCTCCACAGATCGAACTACGTTATAACTCAAATGGTATTGAATGGCGTGATGATTTGTTTGACTTGTGGAAAGAGTTTCGTAATGTTATCTTTCACTTTAGTATAGATGATATTATGCTTCGTAATCATTTCATTCGTTATCCATCTTTCTGGCCAGATATTGAAGCGTCAATTCGTAAGATGGATGATTATCCATATGGTAATCTTACATTGACTACTGCCACTACAATTATGGCACTCAATATATTCTATGTGCCTGAATTTATCAAGTGGAAACTAGAATCTAACTTTAAGATTCTGAATAAATGGCCGAATGGAGCTGGTATTTTTAATTGCCATCTTGCTTATTGGCCACCACAACTCAATGTGAAAGTCCTACCTGATTGGTTCAAAGCAGAAGTAAGACAAAAGTTTGAAGATGAACTTTACCCATACCTCGAAAAGAATTGGAGAAAATGTACTGGAATCGATGATGTTGACTATGATACATGGCGTAGTTCTGAATATGGTATTGAACGCCTCGAAGGATTGTTGAATTTCATGGAAGCTGATGATTGGACCGAAAGATTGCCAGAGACTGCAGAATGGTGTTATAAAGTAGCAAAGCAAAGATTTCTTGATTTCAATGAAGTCTTTCCAGACTTAGATTGGTTGGAGTGGTATGGCAAATAATTTTTGTGCTGCTCCTTTTATTCATCAGTTCATATCAACACAAGGAAAAAAATTTCTTTGTTGTTGGTCTGACAGATGGCCAACAACTAATGTAAATAACGAACATCAAGAAATACTACTTGATTTAGAAGATTGGGAAGGCGACGATTATCAAAAAGTCAGAGACTTTATGTTAAATGGCGATGGATGGTTAGAAGAATGTCGTCACTGCAAATATGAAGAATCTTTAGGAAATTATTCATTCAGAAGAATGATTAATGATATATGGAAAGAAAGTGGAAGTCCTACTCTTGATATCAAACAAGGTAATGTTTTTGGCGCTCCATTTTCTTATGATTTAAGATTTAATAATGTTTGTAATCTTGCCTGTAGAATGTGTTCACCAGAATCAAGTTCACAGCTTGTAAAAGAAGCAGAAGCTATTCCAGAGTTGTATCCTCATTGGGAAAAGTACGATAAAGAATTTAAATTAAGTTTAGGAGAAACTAAAAATATAGATGGACTTCTTGAAGAAGCTGAGTTTATTAAATATGTAAGGATTCTTGGTGGAGAACCTACAGTACAACCTGAAGTAAAACAATTATTACGAAAACTTATTGAAATTGGTAACACTTCAGTATCAATTAGAGTTGTGACAAACGGCACAAACGCACAAGACGAATTCTATAAACTACTTACAAAATTTGATAATGTACGCTTACGCATTTCATTTGATTCTCATCCGAATCGACTAGAATATATTAGAGGAAATTCTAATGGTAAAAAGATATGGGAAAATATTCAAAAAATATCTGAAATGTCTTGGAACGATAAATTACATTTAGACATAGGCCAAGTAGTAATGAATTATAATATATTTGATTTTTGGGAATTGGGTCAGCTGATAGATGAAACTCCTTGGATATCTGAAAGTAATCCTGAATTAGTAGTTGTACCTTTTCAGCACTGTCCTGGATATATGACACCAAAATGGAAAGAAAAAGCAATTGATATAGCTAAACAGAATAATAGTTATGATAAGAATAAACATATTTTTGACAGCATGTTGTCAAAAGAAACAAATTCAGAACACATCAAAACATTAAAATATTTGACTGGAATACAAGATTTCGCGCGCAATAAATACTTGAAAGATTATCATCCAATCTGTCATGAAATGCTTGAGGATATAGAATGAGTACCTTTTGTCCATTAGCTTGGAACTCAATTAATCTACGAAATAATGGCGATCTTCGGATTTGTTGTAATACAAACAGCTATAGTCCGAAGAAAGGTATCATGCGTAAAGCAGATGGTACACCATACAATGCCGGCCGTGACGACTTGAATGAAGCACGTAATGCTGAGATTCTCAAAGAAGTTCGTGTTTCAATGATGAAAGGAGAATGGAATCCTGAATGTGAACGTTGCCGCCAAGAAGAGATCAACGGTATTCGATCAAGGAGAGAATATGAATGTGAAGACTGGGACCTCACTCTCGAGGATGCTAAAGCTTATACTAATAACGATGGCAGTATCAATCCTCTTGATTTTGATATCGAGTTTTTTGATATTCGCTATGGGAACTTTTGTAACCTCAAGTGCCGAATGTGTGGACCCACTGATTCTCACATGTGGTATGAAGACCACGTCAAACTCTATAACACTACTCGGTACAAAGACACTCATGATCTAATTCAATTGACTAAAAATGAAAAAGGTAAATGGTCAACAAATCAATATGATTGGTTTAAGAACTCAAACTTCTACTGGAATAACTTTGAGAAACATACAACAAAAGCAAAGAAGCTTTATATTGTAGGTGGTGAACCACTGATTATTGAAGAGCACTTTGAATCTCTTGAAAGATTGATTGCTGCAGGTAGATCAAAAGATATTCAGATCGAATACAATAGTAACTTGACTAACGTCACCGATCGGATTATGAAGATATGGGAGAACTTTCAACAGGTTCGGATTGGTGTGTCGATTGATGGTTATGGTGATGTCTTTGAATATCAGAGAACACCGGCTAAGTGGCCATCAGTTTATAAGAACATGAAGAAACTGAATGATAATCCAAATATCAATCTCAAAGGTTGGTTTGCTTTTACGGTAACACCATTTAATGTATTTCATTTGCCAGAGTTTATGAAGTGGAAACTCGAAGAATCTGGTTTGACACGGTTTAATCCTATTACTGGTCCACGTCCTATTATTACTCAGCACATGTGCCATTCACCAAAATATTATAATGTAAAAGTCCTACCACAAATGTTGAAGGATGAAGTCTGTGATACATATCAGGAGTATATTGATTGGGTAATGGATTCAAATCATTCTGACCATGTGAAACAAAAATTTGTTGAGATTCTCGATGGAATTATGGATTTTATGAATTCCGAAGATTTTGCGACAGATCATTTACAAGAGTTTATTGACCATACAAAGAAACTTGATTTGATACGTGGCCAGAATATTCTAGATGTAGTGCCACAATATGAGGGATTGTTTTGAAACAAGTAGCTCAAAGAATTAGTTGGAGAACACCTGAGACTCCGTTTGCTGTACAATGGTACATGACACCAAGATGTAACTTTGATTGTGTTTATTGTATGCCATGGGATCCTGACAATAAGTGGTCTTATTACCATGACGATGTAAGTAAACCTCCGACATTTGATATTATGAAATCCTATGTGGATAAGATTATTGCTCACAAAGGAACACATATTGAGTGGGGTCTTGGCGGTGGTGAACCGACTATCATTAAGGATCTTCCAAAGCTCGTAAAATATATTAGAGAAACAAATCCGTATGACCTAACAATTTGCACAAATGGATCTCTTCCAGAAAAGAAGATTCTTGAGTTATATGAAGATCTTGATGGTATGGTTATGTCATTACACATGGATTATGTTTCGAAAAATCCTGATGAATATATTGAGAAATTGATTGCTCTTGAAGAACAACGTAGACCAGATCAAAGTTTAACTGCACGATTTATTGTGAATCCAAAGCATATGAAATTGATCGATGATATGTATCAAGAACTGATGATGGCTAACATTCATAAGATTGATTTTCGAAATGTAAAGCTATTTAATGGTGAATCATTTTATAGTAATGAACAAATCAAAGTGATGGAATCATGGTATGACGAGTATGGTAAACAAACATCTAACATCGTTCAAACGTTTGAAGATGGATCTGAAAAAGAAGTCAACTATGAATTAATCACTTTGAATAATCAACATTCATATACTGGTTGGTCATGTATGGCTGGTATCGAGCAATGTAATATCGATCCACTTGGTAGAGTCTCGGTTGGTAACTGTGCTGTTGGTGGACCGATTGGTAATCTGAATGATGATAATTTTACTTTTCCAATTGAACCTGTGACATGTACTAAACAGTGGTGTTTAGATTATTGCGATATTCGTACGACAAAATGGAAACTTTAGACTTTTCTCCGACATTTTGTCCGATGCCTTTTAATCATTCTTATATCGGACCTGAGCAAATTAAAAAGCCTTGCTCTCGATTTCTATATCCCGAGATCGACCATAATAACTATAATCAATTTATAGAAGAACTCCGCAAATATAAGATGGAAGGAAAGCGACATCCCGGCTGTCGAAAGTGTTGGGAAGAAGAAGATGCTGGCCGAAAAAGATCTTTGAGACAGATACATCTTGAAGTTGATGGATTTAATTATCCAATGACTTTTGATTTAGATCCAAACAACCCGAAAATACGTTGGTTAGAATTAGCATTCTCAAACCGTTGTAATATTCGTTGTCGCATGTGTGGACCTTTTTATTCTACAAACTGGTATCAAGACTGGGTAGCAGTAAATGAGTATGCTTTTGGTATACCGGGTGTTGGTAAAAAACGAGATGATATTGAAGCATGGTTATCAACAAATGGTAATAAGCCACAGGGGTTTGATATTTCGGAATTAGATGAACATATTCCAAACTTACGCATGGTCAAAATGACTGGAGGAGAACCGTTTATCATTCCGGAATATCAACAAATTCTCGAACGAATTGATGAGATTGGCAATGCTGAAGGTATGTGGTTGAATTACAGTACTAACCTTACTGTCCGACCAAAGAAAAGACTCAAAGAACTTTGGCAGAAATATGAAAAAATAATGTTTGCCACTTCACTTGATGGAATAGGTCATTTCCAAGAATATCAACGGTATCCAACTAAATGGTGTGATGTCAAACAAGTGATGGATGATCTCATGGAGATACCGAATTCTTGGGTCGGAGTTAGATCTACTATTACAATCTATAATGTTCTCAATATGTCTGGTATCGCTCATTGGTTTGCCGAACAGGAAGATAAATATCACGGGTTTAGTGAAGATAGCTGGCTCAATTTTGTAGCTGTGTCAGAACCAAACTTCTTATCGATTACAGTATTACCAAAATGGGCAAAAGATATGGTGGCAGAAAAACTATCATACTCTGCACCATCGAAAAAAGTTCAAGACAACTTTGATCAGATAATCAATTATATGTACAATGAGGACAATTCACATCTTCTTCCAAAGTTCAAAGACTATACGCGTCGTTTAGATCTTGCTCGTGGAGAAAATTTCAAAGAAGTTGTTCCTGAGTTTGCGAGTTTAATATGAGATACGAAGATCTTTCATTTGATGACTTAGGTACTAAACGGCAACGTCCAATGTATTTGAGTGACTTTCATAATTTTAGAGCTGGTATGAATATGAGGACATATCCGCACGACCCAAATACATATATTAATGATGTGTTTTTACCAACTATTGATAAATGGATTCGAAGCCATGAACGTGTAAAGTATATTGGTCTTGATGCTTTACCATTTCATCACTGTATTCTTGGTGTTACTCAAACACTCGATGAATTACATATGCGATATGGAGATCGACTAGTTGTCTGGGAAGGTGAATACAAATATCATAGGCGACTCACAAATGGTAATATAAGACAAATTACAGATTATTTAGAATTACAAGCTGGTGATGTCTTTGTGGTTTCAATGCCATCGTGTATTACAACAAATTCTATACCAGACTTTAATCTATTACTTGATTACTGTTATGGCGAACAGATCTCAGTTCATATTGATGGAGCATGGTTCGGGCAGTGCCGTGACTTTGAACTTGATGTAAGTCATCCAGCAATTAAGTCAGTTTCAGTATCTCTCTCAAAAGCATTTGGTATGGGATCTCAACGTATTGGCATTCGATATTGTAGATATAATAAGAATGGTCCAATTAAGATTGCAAATGATTATGGTTATCAGAATGTTTCGGATGCTTGGATAGGCGTACATGCAATGAAATATTTTGGTACTGATTATTGGTGGAAGAATTTTGAAGAACAATACGAAAAAGTTTGTGCTGACTTTGGTTTATTAGAATCAGATTCTATTCATGTAGCATGGGGGCCTGATGGAGAATATTACGGAATTCGTACTCCACTTCGAATGCTAATTGAAGGTAAATATGATATAAGAGGAACTGATAGAGGATTAAATGAAATCGAAAGAAACGAAGAATAGAATCATTGACAATCCATTTGATATGGATACCATTGATATGATTCTCGAAAATACTCCAGATGACCGTAGATATCTTGGCCAAGAGAAAAGAAATTGGGTACGAAAATTACCAGATGCTGCTCAGGAATATATGAACAAGCAGATGGATTGTTTCCAAGGTCGGTGGGTATTTGAGTACTTTCATTCTGATGTGAATGTTCTATATCATACCGATACTATTCCCGGTAATGATGGAGATCTTGGTTGTATTGTTCCAATTGATTGGGGAGGACATCAACCAGCAACTATCATGTATAAACGTTGGTATGATCGAAGAGTCATATACGCTGGATCAAACCAGATTCGATATGAGGATACTGGTGAATTAGAATATCTTCATTTGGGGTATTATTCAGTTGATATGATTTTTGAATGGGATAAAGAGAAAGCATTTATTTTTGATTGTAAGCAATTACATTCAGCTCGAAGATTTAATCAAAGTGCTTGGAAGGATTTTTTAATTGGCTTCGTCGTCTGATACAATATGTATGCTTCCATGGGAATCTTTTACTGTGACTATGAAGAATAAGATTCGTCCTTGTTGTCGTTTTCCGACTCAAGAAGCAGTAGGTATGGAAAATTATGAGAATGCTTTTCGACAATTACGAGAAGACATGTTGGCTGGAAAGAAAGATCCACGTTGTTCAAAATGTTTTGAGGAAGAAGCAAGTGGTAATCCAAGTATGCGTACCGCAGCGAATGAGTTTCATGGTCTTGAGTTTAAGATAGATGATCTCACTTCTAATTTTCGTAAGTTAACTCATATTGAACTCAGTCTTGATAATACGTGTAATTACCAATGTCGTATGTGTTCAAGTCAATTCTCATCAAAGCTTTTGAAAAGAGATCAATGGTTAGTTCAGAATCATGAACACCTTGATTTCCATGTGGCTAAAGTTCAAAAGTCAAGATATGAAACACTGAAAGATCTTAAGATTGATTGGTCAGAACTTCGTAGTGTAAAACTGCTTGGTGGTGAACCATTTCTTTCTCCTAACTTTCTTGACTTTCTATATTTTCTTGATATGAGGACAGACATTTCAAAAGTTCAACTAGAGATTGTAACTAATTGTTCTACCGAGCTCTCGGATGAAATGGTAGAGATTTTAAATCAATTCAAATTTATTCGGTTATCTGGTAGTTTTGATGGATTACCAAGAACATCTGAATATCAAAGAGTTGGATCTGACTGGTCAAAAAGTATGCAGAATTTTTTGAGTTATGGTGATTTATTAGAAAATAGAAGAATGACTATTCATCAAACATTTACTATGTTGAATATAAATCATTTGAATAAGTCACTTAAACTATATAAAGAATATTGCGACACAATATCATGGTCATACGATGATTATCAATTCTCATTTCTTTACGCACCAGATTGGTTTGAACAATGGGTATTGTTAGAAAATAATAATCAGAAGCTTCGCAATATTTTTAAGAAACGTAAATATGATCATATTAGATGGCATAGATTATTACACACAATCGATATTTTTGATCAATATTATAATATGGATTTGAAAGATTATAATCCAGAATTAGCTGAAGCACTAAGAATAAATACAAAACGATATGTGGATGCTCACATTCGGCCTGAAACTCGTGACTGTTATTATTGTGATTTGATAGATGAAATGTAAATTTGCTTGGAGCCATTTAGATTTTAAGCCCGGTGGTTATGCCCCATGCTTTCGATTTAAGCTACATAATGGTCATCAATTTGGTAGTGTACCAGATGTTCCAGATGTGAATTCATCTGAATGGATACGTATACGCCAACAGTTGATGAACGATGAATGGCCAGTAGAGTGCGTAGATTGCAGGATTCAAGAAGAAAATGGAATCAAATCGTACAGACAAAGATCCGAAGATTTACTCGTTTCGGAACCGGATTATCATAACACGGAAATCGTCGTCAGAGATCTCCAACTCAAACTTAACCGAGCATGTAACTATTCATGCCGGCATTGCACGGTTGCTAGCAACTCTAATTTCATTAAGATCGGGAAACAAAATCCAGAAGTAGGCCAAAAGCTTTGGACCGATCATCATTTTGATCATGTCATTGAAAGGCACGATCACCAAATTGATATTCCAACTCCTGAAGTCATCGACCATTTATTTGAGAATATATTACCAACAGTAGAACGTATTGAGTTCTCTGGTGGTGAACCTTTCTTTCATGTTGAGATGTATCGTTTCCTTGAACGAATGATCGCAGATCCAAAGATTGATACAAGCAAAATCACTCTTGTTTATAATACCAATATGTCAATGACTAAGTTTAAGAACTATGACATTGTTAAATTATGGGAACATTTTAAAAGAGCAGATATTACTGTCAGCATGGATGGAACTGGTAAGCTATTCAATTACTTTAGACAAGGTGGGGATTACGAATCTGTTATAGAAAATATTCATGACATGTTGAATAGAACAGATAAGATTGAAAAACTTCTCTTAGTTTGTACTACTACTGCTTATCATGCTTTCTATATGAATGAGATTAGTGAAGATCTTTATTGGTTAAAAGAAGATCTCGAAAGATTGTATAATGTAGAAGTAAAATATAGAACTACCTTTGTTCACTGGCCAGAAGGACTTGATGTTGTTAACTTAGCAGAAGACACAAAGAAAAAGATTCTACAAAACTTGACTTATAATGATTTTACTCGTGAATTTGAAATGAGACTCACTCATGGAAAAAGAACAATACCAGAAGAAACATTCAAAGAGATTGTAAAACTACAAGATCAACTTTATAATAGGGATGCGAGCGAATTAGCTCCAAAGATTTTCGATTATGTCTACTAAAAAATTACTTATTGCAGTAGGTGATAGTTTTACTGATCCAAAATTATATTCGTTCATTCCTAAAGTCTGGCCAGAATATGTTGCTGAATTAGCAGATTGGGATCATATTAATCTGGGCAAAGGTGGAGCATCTAACTATTACATTTTCAATAAAGCAATCGATGCAATTGAAAAATATAGTGATAGGGATATTGTAGTCATTGCTAATTGGTCAGATGTTTTACGTATTAACTTATTCGATATTACGAGTGGAATGCTAGAAGGCGAAGAAGAGCTCATTCAAAGATTTGAATCTAAAGTGAGAGATAAAGGTGTTAATGTTACTGAAGAATATGTAGAAGATATGCGAAAATATCTTACCAGAACTTTACAACTCACTAGTGTAATTTCACAATGTATTGATGAGTCAAAAGAAAAAGATATTTCTTTATCTGACATCTATTTTAAAATAGTAGAACATTCATTACGCACTATGTATCTTCTAGAAGAATATTGCGTTTTAAGAGGAATAGAATTTTATCATTTCTCTAGTATATCTCCAATAGCAGATGAGACTTTTGTTGGGGCATTGACATCACATCAAAAATATTCTTATCAAATAAAATCTTTTAGTGAAGAAATAGAAAAAGGATCTACAAAAATTAAGAATGAAAGTGCATGGTATAAGAAACTATCGAAAAGTAAAAAATATATTGGCTTCTCTTGGGATGCTCATCATTATATTAAACAACACAATCTAGTAGTAAATAGAAACGATCATCATCCAAATGCCAAAGGGCATGAGCTTTTAGGAAATCTTATACATAACTTTATTACCAGTGGGAATGTAGAATCGTTAAATGTAAAAAAATTTGAGAGACCTATATATGTCTATGATTAAAATTCCAGTACAAACAGAAAACGTTATCATCCGTCTATCAGGTGGAGCTGACAGTGCTTTACTTTTATGGATGATCTGTAACGAATGGACCAAGGCAAAGAAACCACTTACGGTCTGGCCAATCACCGTGGTTCATGGAGTACGTAATTGGCAAAACTATCACGCTCAGCAAGTATATGATTGGATGCAAGATCAATGGAGAACTAGTGTAAAGTTTGCTCCATTACAATCAATGTTATGTGAAGACCCGGGTGGAGCTCCAGTTAATCCAAAACATAAAAATAGATATGTGGATTTTCAAGAGAATCTAATTGATGATACTGTCAAACGTATTGGTGAATATACTCAAGTCTTTAATGGTGTAACAGCAAATCCACCAGAAGAAATTGGTCAAATCTTTTGGGGATCATCTAAAGTTTTTGGTGAACACGTATGGGAATGCCGAGAAAAACACCGTGACTGGGATATGAGAGGTTATAGATCAGAAGTAGATGATGATGAAAAAAGAAATATTATTCATTGTTGCCCATTCGTTCAACACCATAAAGGTCACATTGCTGAACTCTATAAAAAATATGATTTAGTCAATACATTACTTCCATTGACTCGATCATGTGAAGGTTGGGATTATATGACACATGGGTTTACTGAAGAATGCGGAGAATGCTGGTGGTGTATGGAAAGAGACTGGGCGTTCAATGAGTATACTCAGTGATCAATTTTCAAAGAAATTACCGAGGCCGGGTAAGACTGGATTAGATTGGTATATTTATGACAAAATAGTCAAAAACTATAGTGATGAACCTATGCTAGAAATTGGTGTAGGTCATGGAGGTTCATTACTTACTTTACTTGATCATACTAATGATGTTTATGCTATTGATCCTTGGTTTGGATATGAACCAATATATTTTGATAACGTAAAATATATCGAAAGAGATAGCAGAGATCTTAAACCTGAAAATTTACCGTTTGTTACATTGTCGCATCTAGATGGTGATAAAAAGCTGACATATAATGATTTAGAACTTGTATCAGCTATCACAACAGATGTTATTATTGTTGATGATTATTTTCATAGAAAATGGCCAGAAGTAACTTGGCAAGTTACAGAATTTCTCAAAGATGATTTAGATTGGAAAATCAATACAATCGGCGATCATTCAGTTGTTCTCACAAGAAATATTGTAGATTTTAATATCGGTATTCCAGCTTGGCCAAGTCACATAAGAACTGGTGATTTACCAAAAGAAGCTGAACCATTTATAATATATGGAAAAATGAAACACGCATGGCACGAGAGCGATTTTGAAGATTTATGATATTAAACGACTACATATAGAAGCTACTCAGTTATGTCAAGCTATGTGCCCAATGTGCGATCGTGTTACATTAGATGGAGAGCTGAATCCAAATATAAACAATATATCGTTATCACTCGAAGATGTAAAGAATATCTTTTCGAAAGAATTTATTCAACAACTCAATGAAATGTATATGTGTGGTAATCTTGGAGATCCAATGATGGCACCTGACTGTCTTGAGATCTTTGAATATTTTCGTGAAATCAATCCAAACATTTATCTGTCTATGAATACAAATGGCGGAGCTCGTAAACCTGAGTTTTGGAGGAACCTAGCAAATCTAACAAATCATGTTACATTTTCAATAGACGGGTTAGAAGACACAAACCATATTTACAGAAAAGGTGTTTCATGGTATAATATAATCAATAACGTAAAGGAATTTATCAATGCCGGTGGAAAAGCAAAGTGGGATTATCTGGTCTTTGAGCACAATGAACATCAAATCGAATTGGCAGAACGATTATCAAAAGAACTTGGATTTGTGGAATTCCGTCCAAAGACGACAAACCGTTATGATAAACAAAGACCAGCATGGCAAACATACTGGAGAGGAAAAGAACAAGAAGTCTTAAAGCCACCAAAGCAAGAGAAATACCAAAGTGAAGTAGTGAACAACCCGTTAAAGGATAGAGAACATGTTGCTATCTCTCCGAAATGTGTCAAAAATAGAGAAATTTATGTGGCAGCTACAGGACATGTATTTCCATGTTGCTGGGCCCACACGTCCCTTGTTAGCTCTCAAAATATTTCTTTGGAAGAGAGGCTGGATATTCGATCTATGCTTGTAGATAATAATGCTAAAGAAGTCGGAATAAATAAAGCTATCGAATGGTTCGAAAATATTTTTGAACGATGGGATACTGATGATAAGCCGTTCGTTTGTTCGGCTAAATGTAATGTGAAACAGGATACGGTAAAACTTCAATATGTATAATGTGAAAATGGTTCACTTTGAACCAACTCAACTTTGCCAAGCTTCTTGTCCTATGTGTGATAGGAATAAGAATGGTGGTGAAGTCAATCAACATCTGAAAGATGAGTCAATGACGTTGGAAGGTTTTAAGAAAGCCTTTTCACCAGAGTTTTTATCACAACTGAAAACATTCTACTTTTGTGGCAATCATGGAGATCCTATCTTTGCTCCTGATATGCTAGAACAAGCAGAGTACGTACGTGAGTGTAATCCTGATATTCATATGTTTGTTACTACTAATGGTGGTGCTCGAAAACCTGAGTGGTGGGAAAGACTAGCCAAGGTAGTTTCATTTGTCAACTTCTCTGTTGATGGTTTACAAGACACAAATCACTTTTATCGACAAGGTGTAAAATGGGAACATGTTGAAGAAAACATGGCTGCCTTTTGTGATGCCGGTGGTTATGCCAAGTGGACATTCCTTGTATTCAATTATAACGAACATCAAGTGAAACAAGCAGAAATGTTTTCGCAGATTCTTGGAGTGAAAGAGTTTATTGTCAAGAAGTCTGGACGATATATCAATACAGCAGATTTGAGGAAAAAAGATGAACACCAAGCAGTATTCAGGGGTAAAGATTCAACACGGCTTGCACCACCGCAATCTCCCCAGTACAGAAACAAAGCGATTGATGAGGACTATGAAAAGATCGTCAAGACCTATGGTTCAATGGATAAATTTATTGATATTGCCGAAATCAAACCGAAATGCGTCCAGAAAAAAGAGATATACGTTTCAGCCGAAGGTCTTGTCTTTCCGTGTTGTTGGCTTGCGGGGCAAGTGTACAAATGGTGGAGACCTATAGAAACTTCGCAGGAATATAAAATCATACAAAAAACTGGCGGGTTTGAACGAATTAATGTCCATCACACTCCTTTGGAGCAAATCCTTGAAGGCGAGTTCTTTAAGGCGATTGAAAATTCGTGGGATATACATGGGGTTAGTCAAGGGAGAATGAAAACCTGTGGCACTAAATGTAATATAGGATTCGATCCGTTTGTGGCTCAATGGACATGAAAGTAGCCGAATTACAAGTTGATATTACTACGTATTGTAATAGTCATTGTGGTGGATGTATTCGAAATATCGATGGAGGCGAAGTATGTGTTGAATTAGTTCATCTTCCACTCGACACTTTTAAAAAAATAAATTTTAGTGATATCAAAACGATATACTTTAATGGTGCATATGGTGATTTTACAATGCACCCTAATGCTATTGAATTAATTGATTCTATTCCTAGACATGTCGTTGTCGATTTTTCAACAAATGGTGGAGCAAGAAATATAGAATGGTGGAAACAATTAGCTAAAAAGTTAAATGAATTTACTGCAAGAGTAAGTTTTGCGATTGATGGTATATCAACAAATCATTTATATAGACGAGGTGTTGATATTGAAAAAGTTTTAGATCATGCTAAAGCGTTTATTCAATCTGGAGGAAGAGCCAGATGGAAGTATATTATGTTTGAACACAATAAACATGAAATTGAAATTGCTAGTCAATTAGCACGTGATCTTGGATTTGAATCGTTTCAAGTATTTGAATCTTACAAAGATGAAATATATCAAAAGCAATATAAAAATTTTTCAGAAAGTATAGTTAAAAGAATTGCAATAGACGAATTATATAATTGGAAAATAAAAAGACTTGAATTTCCAGAAGAATACGACGATAATCATCGATGCCAGTGGAGAAAAAGAAGACAAGCTCAAATTGATGCGTGGGGTAATGTATGGCAATGTTGTTATATGCCTTCTATATCCACTCATCCAGAAATGTTTCAAGAATTAGAATTATTTGCTCTTAATAATAATTTGAATTCATATGAATATGACGACATTCTTCAAAATAGTTTTTTCGAAGAATTGTTTGATGAGCCTTTAGAATTATGTAAAAATTGTAAAGAGTGGATATGAAGATTTTAGGTATATCAGAAGGTAGCCACGATGCCGCATGGTGTTTAGTTGAAAATGGTGAGATCTTAGAAGCTCATCATGCCGAACGTCATACTCGAAATAAGAATGAAAAATGGATACCAGCCAAGAAGCTTCCCGGCTGGGATGTTGTTATTGGTCATGAGAATAAAGAACGTCTAGCCGAAAGACGTAGAGAAGCTGGTCAAGATCCACAACCAAAAAATATCGATGTTGATTATGAGTACAACCATTATGAGACTCATGCTTGGGCTGGTTGGGCGACATCTCCATTTGATGATTGCGATATTCTTTGTGTTGATGCTATTGGCGAAAAAGAAACTGCAGCTGCATTTCAAGTCAGAGATGGAGTCTTTACTCAGACTTGGGAAATGAAATATCCTTATAGTCTTGGTCTAGCTTATTCTGCCGTTACTGCTGGTCTTGGTTATAAACCAATGGAAGAAGAATATATAGTGATGGGTTTAGCTGCTTATGGTGACCCTCAGTATTGGCATTTCGTAGATCTATATTTAGAAAATTGTCATAAAGGAATTGAATTACCAAAAGGAAGACCTGAAGATATTGCTGCTTCTATTCAATACGCATATGAGACATGGCTACATGATCTAGTAAAATTACATTGTAAGCATAAGAATCTTATTTTAATGGGTGGCTGCGCTTTGAACTGTGTGGCTAATTCAAAGATATATGGTAAGAATATATGGATCATGCCAAATCCGGGAGATGCTGGTTCATCACTTGGAGCTGCAGCAAGACACTATGGAAAGAAACTCAATTGGAAAGGACCTTATCTTGGAACAAACATCGATCGCACTCTCAACCCGAGAGAAGTTGCAAGCTACCTTAGCACTCATGGGGTGGCTGGCGTGGCCAACGGTCGGGCTGAATTCGGCCCTCGTGCTTTGGGGAATCGTAGTCTTTTGGCGGATCCACGATTGGACATACAAGACACAGTCAACGACATCAAAAGACGTCAAAGATTTAGGCCCTTTGCACCAGCCATCCTCGAAGAATATTCCACCAAATTTTTTAGCGGACCGATGAACGAGTACATGCAGTTTGTGGCAAAGGCTCTTCATGATTATGACTCTGTTACTCATGTAGATGGAACTGCGAGAGTACAAGTAGTCAAACCTGATTGTCGATCAGTAATTCGACCAATCCTTGAAGAATGGTACGAATTAACTGGTTGTCCGATGCTACTTAACACAAGCCTAAATATCAAGGGTGAACCAATGATTGACACATTAGAACATGCTAAATCATGGGAAAAAAGATATAATGTCAAAGTCTTCTAGATTATTAATTACATCTGGTTGTAGTTTTTCAGATCCAAAATATACAATATACAAAGATCATAATATTGAAGTTTGGCCTGAACTTTTAGCTAAAGAGCTAAATGTTGAACTTCTCAACGTTGCTCAAAAAGGAGCATCAAACGATTATATTAGTAATTCTGTGATGGACGCAGTAGTTGATAATTTAGATAGAGAAATTATTGTTTGTGTTTTATGGACAGGTAGTAATCGACTAAATTTTTTTGATGTTGATGGCCACGTCTTAACATCTAATTCTGAGTCAATTAATATCAACGAATCGTTAAGACTTAGACATAAAGCTTTAAGAGATTATATGTTAACTAATGACGAATTTTGGGATGAAAATTTTGATCTAAGAGCAGTGAACTTTAATTTAAGATGTGTATGGCGATTAGATAATTTTCTAAAACAGCACAATATAAAATTTTATCATACACATGTTTATAGTCCATGCGCTGGAATTGTATGGATTGCTCCATATTATGATGATGACATTACTGAAAATCAATTATTAGAACAAATGGAGAGAGAAAGAATCTTAATAGAGAATACTCCAAAGAATAGATATTTTTCTTATGACTATTTCAAGAGCCAACCGTATACTAAAAATATGAAATGGACCGAAGATGTTTCTATGAAAATTCCAAATAATGGTCATCCAAATCAAAAAGGTCATGAATCCATAAAAGAATCTTTTATGTTGCTAATGGAATCAAATCAATTACCATATGATGGAGCTCATATGAGTTCTATGGAAAATTTTGTTTATGACTAAAAGATTATTAATTGTCAGTGGTTGTAGTAATACTGAGCACGAATGGTATAAAGATGAATTTGGAATTATTGCTTGGCCAGTCATTGTGGCTCAAGAATTAGATTTGAAATTATTAAATCTTGCAAGAAGAGGAGCAAGTAATCATTATATTGAAAATAGCATTATCGATGCAGCTCTCAAATATAAGGATGAAGATCCTCTTGTAATGGCGCTTTGGACAGATACAAAAAGACTCAATGGTAATGATTGTTATAGTTATGTAGATCCTAAGTATAACGATCAATGGATTGAATTTAAAGATATTGAAGATATGGAAAAGCCATATACAATTGTAAAATGTTCTTTAAGATCTATATGGAGAACTAAAACAATTGTTGAAAATTTAGGTTTAAGATATGTGGATTATTTAGGAGACTTTCATATTCCAAATTTAACGAAAGGTTCTTTAGCTAATGCTTATAAAAATATAAGAAGTGATTGGTACTTTAATAATCTAAATTTTACAATGAGAGAAATAGAGAGCGGTGGAATTGATTATACACGAATTCCTATAGACGGTCATCCAGATCAAAGCGGTCACGAGAAAATAGCAAACATAATGATTGATCGTTATATGAATCAATTGAAGAAAAAAGTTGAATTTACTTATGACTAAAAAATTGTTAATTGTTGGAGGCGATAGTTGGTCTCATCCAAAAGAAGATTGTTATATAGAACATGGTATCAATAAAATCTGGCCAGATGTTGTAGCTGAATATCTTGATGTTGATCTTATTAACATCTCAAAAGGTGGTGTCGGTAATGATTGGATTCACAATAAAGTCATTGATGCTATTGAAGAAAATTCAAATCGTGATATTATTGTAATGGCAAACTGGTCACAAGCATGTAGAATTGCTCCATTTGAACTTGAATCAGCACAATTACAATTTTCAAATTACATGTCAACAAGACCCAAATATAAATTTGGAGCAGCAAAATTTGATGTTCAAGAAGAGATGAGAAAACTATACCGTCTAGCTATATCTGATCATCCAAAAGCTATTCCAAAAGAAGAATTTTGGTTATCTGTCGCTAATGTTTCATTGAGACATATCTATTTGTTAGATCAATATTGTAAACATAGAAACATTCAAATCTTACACCATAGAGCTCTTTCAATTCTCAGAGGTATTGAATGGATTACAGAACCAAATATTAGTATCGATGAAAGAATAAAAGCGAGAAAAGAAATACTTGAGCTTTGTAGAAATAAGAATCAATATTTTAAGAAAATTTCTGAATTCACAAATATCGTAGGTAATTCTGATTTATTTGCTTTAGGGTCATCATGTTTTGAATTATATCATAATTATTATATTAGCGATGAAGAGCAGCATCCAAACGAAAATGGACATCAGTTAATTGCTCACAGTTTTATCAATAAATATTTAGAACTCTATGGAGAAGCTTCATCAAGCGAGCCTTTATACATATATGACTAAATTACTTATTACTGGTGGTTGTAGTAATACCGCTCAAACTGGAGTAAAAAATTATGAAAAATATGGAGTGTTTACTTGGCCTACATTAGTATCTGAAAAGTTAGATATAGATTTGTTAAATGTTGCAGTTGCTGGTGGTAGCAATGGGCAAATAGAAAATAGAATATTTGATGCTATAATGGAGAATCGTGATAAAGACATTATAGTAATGGTTTATTGGACTAATCCTACAAGAATTAATGTATTTGATTATGATACAATTATTGATTATGAATTTAGATCTATACATGGCACGTATATAATTGATCAAACTATTCGAAGTATAAGAAGAACAAAATTATTATGTAGTCATTTTAATATTCCATGTTATCAAAGAATATCATTAGGTATAGAAACAAGCATGAAAAACGCATCAAATAAATTTGTTGGTGTTGCTGAATATATAAACAGCCACCCACATATAAAAGAAATTGATATTGGTTTTCCTGAATTGGCTTGGGGCAGGTGGTCAACTCATAATATTATGATGACAGATTACGCTCTACCATGTGGTCATCCGAATCAACAGGCGCACGAGTTTATTGCTGAAATGTTTATAGATACTGTGAATGGCAAAAAAATGTCAAGTCGTTTAGATTTTAAGCCAGAAACTGAGTTTATATATGACTGATTTGAAATGGAGTCAATATGACTTCACGCAAATACCATTTGATAATATTGTAAGTGTTGGTCAACGCACTATGATTCATCGTGATCTGTTTACGGTGAGTTGGTTACTTGGTCGATTCTGTAATTACTCGTGTTCTTACTGCTGGCCGTACGCATCAAGTCGAACCAAGGACCATAGACCGATTGATCTGATTCTTATGACGATTGATGAGATCAAGCGCCAATCTCGTGAGAATGGATATAATTCTTTTCATTTTAGTTTTAGTGGTGGTGAACCTACATTCCATCCACAGTATTTAGAGATTATGGAATATCTTGCTGACGATGTTCCAAATTGTAATTATCATTCAGTTCATATGACTTCTAATATTTCACGTAAAATGAAATGGTTTGAAGAGTACGCTAAAATTGTATCAAAATTTAATCGAGCAAGTATCACTGCATCATGTCATAGAGAACATGTCGACACTGATGCCAAAGTTGCTGAGTTTGCCGACAAGCTCGAGTATTGTCAGACTCAAGATATTCAAGTTACTATTAACCAAGTGATGTTACCAGACAAGTTTGAGCAATGTTGGGAAGACGCACTATATTTCCATGAAAGAGGAATCAATGTCACTCTTAAACCTCAGTCTGATCCTACTGCTAGTTTTATTGTTGATGGCTACACTGAATCAATGCTTGAAAGATTACGTAACGGCATGCCTCAACGAGGATTTACCGATATTAAAAAAGAAATTACCAGACCAAAGCCAAAAGTAGAATTAGATCTTCGTTATGAAACAACTGGTGTTCCTCAACATATGCAAGTGGAGTTGAAAGATGATAAAGGCAATAAGTATTATATGGACCAAGCTGAACGATTTAATACCTTTGAGTTCAATAAGTTTCTTGGTTGGAATTGCGAGTCTGGCTATCGTAGCATTATTATTCGCGAACCTGATGGTAATATCAAACGCAGTTACTCTTGTAGTGATGAACCATTAGGAAATATCACAACTGGTTTCAAATTATTTGATAAACCAATGCCATGTATCACAGAAACATGTGTTTCTTCAGCAGATTCTAAGATTCCGAAAAAGAAAATTGTATAAATATATCGTATAAGAGGCAGGGTCGCAAGACCGACAAGGAACTCATTGGAGTAGTTCATGGCTGAGTACGAAGAATTCACAATTGACCAGGGCAGCGATGTGGCTATTGAGCTTGAGCTCGTAGATCATACAGGCGCGAAAAAATCTCTGGTTGCTCATACAGTTACAGCTACAATGAAGAAAAGTTACAGTGATAGTGCTGGTGAAGCAACGAGCTTCACTTCTATTATTGTTGATCCAGCGACATCCGGAGTTGTAAACCTTAGCCTTACTAGCACACAAACAGCGGCGTTGACTAAAGGCCGGTATGTATATGATGTAGAACTTTCTTTCGTTGATAGCTCAGAAAATACTATCGTAGAAAGAATCCTTGAAGGCCGGATCCAAGTTACGCCATCAGTAACATAAGGATCAAATATGGCCGGCACTAGAAGGACCTACGTAAAACGTATTTCGATCGGACGCCCTATTTCCAGCGTCAATGAAGCGGCGTCTGGTGTTGTTTCGGCCTTGGCCAGATCAGCTGGTCAAATACTGATCAATGACGCGACAACTAATCTTTATCAGTCTGGCGATCTTTTAGGCGGTTATGGTCTTAATAAGACGTTCGATTCTTCTGGTAGAACTATTTCACTGGCTGTTGATTCTGCCGAAATAAAACTCATCATTGATTCTGATTACATAAAGTTTATTACTGGTCAAAGCACTAGTCGAAACTTTGTTGATTCTGCTTATGTTGAACAAAATTCTCTCGACTCAGAAAGAACTCTAAGCTTACTTGATTCTGAATTAAGAGCTTGGACGAACCATATAATTCCATATGCTGACAGTACATATGATCTTGGTTCTCCAACAAAAAAATGGCGTAAACTATATCTCTCTGGTAATACTATTGTCCTTGGTGGTTTAACACTTGGAGATGAATCAACTTCATTTACTGTAAGAGATTCTGTCGGAACAATCGCTGCCTTTGATCTTGGTGGTAATACTACCGACGATCTAGCTGAAGGAAGCAATTTATATTATACAAGAGCTCGGTTCGATTCGGCTCTTGCTACTAGTTTATCAACATCTTCGATTCGTAGTTATTTCTCATCGGTTGATTCAGGTGGTGATGGTGCTTTCTCATATGATTCAACAAATGGTGTATTCACATACCGTGGACCGAGTGCTGCAGAAGTCAGAGCTCATTTCTCAGCTCAAGGTGATCTAACATATGATTCATCAACTGGTGTATTCAGCTTTGATGTCGAACAAGTTTATACTCAAGCAAACTTTGAATCAGATCTCAGTCAGTCAGTTGCTGGTGGAACTGGTATTACTTATGATTCTGCCACTCAGACAATTAGCATCACTAACACTACTGTAAGTGCTGGAACTTATGGTTCATCAACTCTTATTCCGGTCTTTACTGTCAATGCTCAAGGTCAATTAGATTCAGTCGGTGAAGTCTTAGTTGCTGGTGTAACTGGAGTAGCTTGGGATTCGAGTGTTGAACAGCTTACAATCTCAACTGCAGATGGTGGATCATTTGTAGCAACTATTAACGGGTTTAATAATCTTCAAGCTGATTCCGCTTCAATTACAAATGTATCTGGTAGCTCTGCAAACTATGCTACGATCAATGCGACAACTGGTACTATTAGTCAACTTTCAACAGACTCTGCTCATATCGGTATTATAGACAACAATACTCTGAGAACAAATTCTCTTGATGCAGATTCAGGTGTTGTTACTAATATTTCTGGTACGACTCTGAATTATGGTACTGGTCGGATTAGCCAACTGACTTCAGATTCAGCTTCAATTACTACAATTGATAACAATGTTCTGAGAACAAATCAATTAGATGCTGATTCAGGTGTTGTTACAAATATATCTGGTACTTCACTCAATTATGGAACTGGTAACTTTACCAGTGCTACTGCAGCTGGTTTAACAGTCAATGGAGTATCAAATCTCGATTCAACAAACGTTGATGGATCTCTTTATGTAAGTGGTAATTTAACAGTTCAAGGTACAACCACAACTGTTAATTCAACTACTGTATCTCTGAATGATAAGAATCTTGTTCTAGCTGATTCTGCCGCAAGTCTTGCAGAATTAGACGGAGCCGGTATTACTATGGGTGGAGCTGGTATTTCAACTCCGCCTGAAATGAAATACGTAACAACTGGCGATTTGATTAACTTCAATAGAGCAGTTGATGTTGATGGCCATTTAAATGCTGATTCCGCGACATTTGTTAACTTGAACGTAACTGGTATTGCAACCACTACACTTTCTAGAGCTGCTACAGTTGATTCAGGTACATATGGTAGTGCTACTGAGATTCCAGTCATTACTGTCAATACTTCAGGCTTTATCGATAGTATTGGTACAGTAACAGTTGCTGGCGTTGATAGTGCTTCTTGGGATTCTGCTTCTACAACATTCACAATTAATACTGCAGATGGTAATTCATTCTCTACTATTATCAATGGGTTTGGAAATCTTCAGGCAGATTCTGGTGTTATAACTAACATCTCTGGTACAACATTAAATTACGCTCAGATTCTTTCTGATTCTGCGATCATTACAAATATTTCAGGTTCTTCTCTGAATTACGATAGCGCTCGAATTAGCCAATTAACAGTTGATTCTGGTACGTTTACCACGTTGGCGATCAATGGTAGAACAATTGACTCTGACTGGGTAACATCATTTGCTAAGAACTTTGAAGGTGATATCACAATCACTGAAAGTCAAGATGATGCTGCAGCTGGACCAAGCTTAATTCTCTATAGAAATAGTACATCGCCTGCTGATTCGGACATTATTGGCGAAATTATTTTCAAAGGTCAAGATGATTCTGGTAATGCTCAAGAATATGCTAAAATTCGTGGAATTATTGGAGATGCATCTGGCGATAGTGAAGATGGTATTATTGAAACTCTCGTATTTGATAATGGTATGTACGATGTTGTTTCACGCTTATCTTCAACTCGACTTAGTCTATTAAATAACATAGACTTATCAATTGATGGACTGATCTATTATCAAGGTACTGGTATAGACTCTTCTTGGGTAGGTGAAAGAGCTCGAGTAATTACTTCTCCTGAATTTAAATTGATTAATGCTAATGCTGGAGCTCTTCAAGGACCAACATTAATTCTTGATCGTAATAGTGCTTCACCTGCAGACTCTGACGCGATTGGTTATTTTGAATTCCGCGGAAGAAATTCATCTGATTCTGAAGTTGAGTATGGTTCAATCAGATCGCATATTCATACTGCAACTGCAGGTGCAGAAGATGGTGAAATTCAATTCCACTTAAAACAAGCTGGATTTGATAGAGAAAAAATAGCACTTACACGTCGTGGTGTTGAGCTCGGAGTAAATCAAAGATTATATTTCCAAAATGATTCTGGAGATGGTTATCTTCATTGGGATCCTACTGGAAGTCATAATCTTCTCTTACCAGATTCATCTGGTATTATTCTGACAAGAGATTTTGTCACAACTCTGATTGACTCAGCATATGTTGGTGCTCGTCAGAGTGCAACTGGTCTCCAACTTCCAATTAAAGACAGAGACTCAGACATTACTAATATTCCAATCACTCAGGCAGCAACAGTAACAACTGGTGCACCTATCGGTTTTGGTAATACTATTACGGTATTACTCACTGATAGTTCAGAATTTACTATCAGTCTTTAATGTATAAATAGAACAAAGGTAACTTAAGGAATCAAAAAATGGCAGATCGTATTCCACTCGTGATTGAAGGATCTCAGATTCGAGAGATCACTTCAGGCGACCGACTTGATTTAACGGGCAACGCTCTTCAAGTCGGTGGTGATATCACACCTACAACAGATTCGGCGTATGACATTGGTACGTCATCATTGAAATTTAGAGACATCTATCTCTCATCTGGTACTATCCATCTTGGTGGTGTCAAACTGAGAGCTGATGGAAATAAGCTCTCTGTTCAAGACAGTACTGGAGCAACTGCGGGTTTAACTGCCGCAACTCTCGGTACACTGAGCACTGATAATCTACTTGAAGGTTCTACTAATCTCTTCACTACAGCTGCTAGAACACGAAGCCATATTCAACTAACAGATGCTGGTGGAGATGGTTCTCTTACCTTTGATTCTGCTTCAGGTTTATTTACATATACTGGACCATCTGCTTCAGAAGTTAGAGCTCACATTAACGTAATTGATGCTGGAGGAGATGGCTCTTTCGCATACGATTCAGCGCTAGGAAAACTCACGTATACCGGCCCATCTGCCTCCGAAGTACGTGCACATTTTAGTGCTGGAACAGGCGTTGCCTTATCTTCTGGTCAGATCTCGATTGGCCAGCCAGTAGCTACTACTGATTCTGTTACTTTTGCTGGATTGACAGTTTCTGGTGATCTGACTGTCTCAGGTACCACAACTTCATTTAATTCTGTTTCTTATACTATTAATGACCCATTAATTCATCTTGCTGATAGTAATGAACTTTCTGATGTAGTTGATATTGGCTTTATTGGTCACTATTATCGAGATGGATCGCGAAGACACGCTGGTTTATTTAGAAATGCTGATGACCAATCATTTAATCTATTCAATAATATGATTGACTCTGCGTTTGATAGTGCACTTCCACCAAACGTTATTAATACTGGAGCGACAGGATATACTTTAGCTAACTTGAACGCTGGTACTATTACAGCTACATTCAGTGGTAACGTAACTGGTAACGTAACTGGTGATGTGAGTGGTAACGCAGGTACTGCCACTACATTACAAACTGCAAGAGATATTCAACTCTCAGGTGATGTAACTGGTACTGCAAGCTTTAATGGTGGTTCAAATATCAACATTTCTACAACAATTGCTTCTAACTCAGTTGCTCTTGGAACTGATACGGTTGGTAACTATGTTGGTACTATTACTGGTAGCTCCACAATCACAAGTTCTGGAGCAACTACTGGTGAAGGTATCGATCATACGCTTTCAGTAACAGCTGGATCAATTAGTTCAACTCAACTGGCAAGTGCTTCTACTCTTACGATTAAGAACGTTGCTGGTACAACTCTTAAGACAGTGATTGGAGCCGGTATCTAATGGCTAATCCAAACTCAAGGCAAACGCTGATCGATTATTGTAAACGTAGACTTGGTGACCCAGTCATCGAAGTGAACGTAGACGACGATCAACTCGAAGATAGAGTTGACGAAGCGATTCAGTATTACCAAGAGTTTCACTCGGATGCTACATACCGAGCTTATGCTTCTCATGTCTTGACGTCGAGCGATATTACAAATAAGTACATTACAACTTCAAGTAATGTACATTTTGTATCAAAAGTATTTCCACTCATTACTAGCTCTACTTCTTCGAAGAACTTATTTAATCTTCGATATCAAATGCACTTATCGGAAATTACTGATATGTCTCAGTTTGCTGGGGATATCGCTTATTACGAACAAATCCAACAATATCTTTCATTGCTCGATATGACATTGAATGGACATACAATGGTTGACTTTGCTCGTAGACAGAATAGAATTTATATTCACGGCCATTTCGAAGATTTAGATGTAGTGGCTGGTGATTATATCGTTTATGAGTATTATAGCACAATCGATCCAAATACTCATACTTCAATCTATAACGATATGTGGTTGAAAGAATATACTACAGCGCTGATTAAGCAGCAGTGGGGTATGAATCTAATGAAATTCGAAGGCATGCAATTGCCGGGTGGTGTTATTCTAAATGGTAGACAACTTTTTGATGATGCAACCGGTGAGATACAGGACCTCAGAGAAAGGATTAGACTCGAACACGAAATGCCAGCAGACTTCTTTGTGGGGTGATGAATGGCACGGAACATTTATATTAGAGACAATGTCAAGTCAGAACAAAATCTGTACGAAGACATTGTAATCGAGTCTCTTAAGATCTACGGTCAAGACGTTTACTATCTTCCTCGAGATACTGTATATGAAGACAGGATCTTTGGTGAAGAAATTCCAGCACGTTTTAATTCAAGCTATAAGATAGAAATGTACATTGACAACATCGAAGGTTTCGATGGAGAAGGAGACCTTTTCACTCGATTCGGTGTTGAGATTAGAGATGAAGCTACCTTCGTTGTGGCTCGTCGTAGATGGCGTCAGACAATTGGTCGAGTTGATAATGAAATCAATAGTGAAAGACCAAGAGAAGGTGATCTGATATACTTACCACTCTCTAATTCTATGTTTCAAATTACACACGTAGAACACGAGCAGCCTTTTTATCAATTATCGAATCTGCCAGTTTATAAATGTCGTGGTCAACTCTTTGAATATAATGATGAAGACTTTGATACAAACGTTGATGTTATCGATAATATTGAACGTCAAGGCGCTTACCAATATACTCTTACACTCGACTCAGCAAGTTATTATACTTTACCGGGCCAAATAGTATCACAGTCTCTTGCAAGTGGAGTTACTATCACCGGTGAAGTGATTAGATATTCGGATAGTGATGGAATTCTTTATGTAGGTCATGTTGGTGCTAGTGACGGATTATATCATAACTTTGTAACAACAGATTCTGCTGCACGTAAGATTACAATTGCCGGAAGAACTAATCTTTATATTGGTGATTCTGATCTTACAGTAACTGCAGTAAGTGAAGTGAACACTATATCTGAAAACGAACAGAATACGGACTTTGGATCATTCGGTGATGACTTCTTAGACTTTAGTGAATCTAATCCGTTTGGCGATCCATCGGGGAATGACTAATGAGCGATGATTTTTTCGATTTTGGATTTACAGCAGTTGACGAAGACGAACTACAAGCGGTACAAAAGACACAGGCTCTAGCTAACGACGCTGAGCAGATGGCGTCAAGTACTCAAGAAAAGATAGATAAATTATATAATGCAATTGTGCCTCTCTTAAATAACTTAAAGAAAAACCCAGAAAAGGAATATATTCTCTGGCCGGATCGATTAAATAAAGTAGAACAATTCGAAACGCACTTACAGAAGATATATAATAGCTAATGTTTAGTGGACATTTTTATCACGAGAAAACTAGAAAAGCAGTTGCTATCTTTGGTAAGCTGTTCAATAACATATATGTTGTTCGTAAGAACGCATCCGGGGCCTCGACATCTCAAGTAAAAGTTCCACTTGCTTATGCTCCAAAAGCTAAATATCTCGATCGAATTCGTGAAAATGCTGACCTTGATACAAATACAAAGGTATCAATTAAACTTCCACGTATGTCTTTTGAAATTACGTCATTGGCCTATGATAACCAAAGACAATTATCGAAGACAAATAATTTTACTCGTTTTGGTACAGCAGACACAAATAGAAATAAATTCTTTACTGGAGTGCCATATGTAATAGCATTCCAATTGAACGTATATACAAAAACTCAAGATGACGCTCTTCAAATTGTTGAGCAAATACTTCCAACTTTTAATCCACAATATTCAGTTACGTTAAAACCTTTTGCTGATTATTCAAATGTCCTTGAAGATATTCCAATCACTATCACTGGTGTGAGTTTCCAAGATGATTTTGAAAGTGAATTAGGTGCTCGTAGAACTATCATATATACTCTTGATTTTGAAATGAGAATAAGATATTATGGTAAGATCTCGCAGTCTGAAGTTATTCGTGATGCGCGAGCTAAGATTTTTGATATTGGTGCTGGTACTCTAGCAGATTCGGACATCAGATTGAATACTATACAAATTACTCCAAATCCGACTTCATTGAATATCCTTGCTGATTCAGATTTCGGATTTACACGTACTGATTATGGAGCGGACAGTGATGCCTCATGATAAAGATAATGCTAAGAATGATTACGATTATTCTCGTGAAACCTATTATGAATTAATTGAAAAAGGTAAAGACGCTCTCGAAAGTATGATCGAGGTAGCTCGAGAATCAGAACATCCTCGAGCATATGAAGTATTATCAACTTTGATTAAGAATGTTTCAGATGTCAATGATAAGTTGATGGATCTGAATAAAAAACAAAAAGATCTTGAGAAAAAAGATGAAGTAAAGCAAGTTGAGAATCAGCAGAATAATTTCTATTTGGGATCTACTGCCGATATTCAACGTATGCTTCAAGGTGATATAATTGATGCTGAACCAATTAAAGACTTACCTCGGGAATCCGAACCTCAAGCGTGATGGGGTTCAGGAGCAATGGACTCCTGAAAAGTTAAAAGAATATAAGAAGTGTATGGATGATCCTATATACTTTGCTGAAACGTATGTCAAAGTCATATCACTTGATAAAGGATTAGTTTCGTTTCATCTATATCCTTATCAAAAAGAAATGTTTGGACACTTTAATGAGCATCGGTTTAACATTGTTCTCGCCTGTCGGCAATCAGGAAAATCGATATCGGCGTGTGCGTACTTGCTCTGGTACACGTTGTTTCATCCGGAGAAAACTGTTGCGATCCTCGCTAACAAAGGAGCAACAGCGAGAGAAATGCTCGGCCGAATTACCCTTATGTTCGAGAACTTACCGTTCTTTCTTCAACCGGGAGCAAAAGCTGTCAACAAAGGTTCTCTTGAGTTTGGGAATAATTCTCGAATCATTACTGCTGCGACCTCTGGGTCTTCTATTCGTGGTCTTTCCATCAACCTCCTTTATCTTGATGAGTTTGCTTTTGTAGAAAGAGCAGCAGAATTCTATACTTCCACATATCCTGTTATATCAGCTGGTAAAGATACTAAAGTTATTATCACTTCCACAGCAAATGGAATTGGTAATATGTTCTATAAGCTTTGGGAAGGATCTACTCAAGGTGTAAATGAATTCAAATCTTTTCGAGTTGACTGGTGGGATGTTCCCGGTCGTGATGAAGAGTGGAAAGAACAAACAATAGCCAATACTTCCAAACTTCAGTTTGACCAAGAGTTTGGAAATACATTTTTTGGAACTGGTGATACTCTGATCAATGCAGAAACATTGATGGAACTCAGAGCTTCACAACCAAAAGAATATATTGAAAATGGTGATGGGTTTGTATACAAACGTCCCGTCAAAAACCATCAATATATCATGATGGTTGATGTTGGGAAGGGAAGAGGTCAGGACTACTCTACTTTTACTTTAATCGATATTAGCGTCACGCCTTTTGAGCAAGTGGCTGTATACCGGAACAACACTATCTCTCCGTTGCTCTTCCCTAACATTATATATAAGTATGCTGATGTCTACAACAAGGCTTATGTCATTATTGAGTCAAATGATCAGGGATCTCTGGTCGCAAATGGATTATATCATGAATTAGAATATGAGAATGTACATGTAGAATCTGCAATTAAAGCTAATGCTATTGGTGTTACCATGACACGTAAAGTCAAACGACTCGGTTGTTCTGGTCTCAAAGATATTCTCGAAAATAAGAAAATAAAGATTGTTGATGAGAATACTATTCTCGAAATATCAACATTTGTCGGTAAAGGTACGTCGTATGAAGCTTCTGATGGTAACCACGATGATTTAGTTATGAATCTAGTCATGTTTGGTTATTTTGTCCAAACACAGTTCTTTAATGATATGACCAATATCGATTTGAAAAAGATGTTGTTTGAAGATAGAATGAAAGCTATTGAAGATGATGTAGTTCCTTTTGGCTTTGTTGATGATGGTACAGATTTTATTGAAACAATAGAAAAGCCTGATTGGGTGATCGAATTCGATGAAAATGTGTAATATTATAAATATAGTTGTAAGTGATAAAAACCGTATTATGTTCCATATAAATAGAACCCAAGAGGTAAACTAATGGCACTTTTTGCACCATCTCAAAGTCCTGCAGTTGTAGTCAAAGAAATAGATCTGACTGGCGGTGTGCCAAACGTTCAGACTTCTACGGGCGCATACGCAGGCAAGTTTATGTGGGGACCTGTTGATCAGAGAACTCTAATTGCTAACGAGGAAGACCTCGCGACGACTTTTGGCACTCCTGATACTTCACACTCAATAAACTATCATGACGCAGCGTACTTTCTGCGTTATTCAAACACTCTTCAAACTGTTCGTATTGCAGATTCAACTACATACAATGCTGTTTCTACAAGCGGGCAAACATCTTCTTATGCAGTTGGTGGTTATTCAAATCCACTTGTTAAGAACAAAGACAATTTTAACGCTCAGATCTCAGCTTTAGATTCTGATGGTCACACATTCGTAGCACGATATCCTGGGACTCTCGGAAATTCGATTCGCGTTTCAATTTGCCCACCGTCTGTTGGTGATTCTGCATTTTCCGGTTGGACTTATAAAGCTTCATTTGATGCAGCACCTAGCACTTCTGATTACGCAGCTGCGCGTGATGCGACAAATGATGAAGTTCACGTTGCGGTTGTTGATCTTAATGGTGAATTTTCTGGAACAAAAGGTACAGTTCTTGAATATTTTCCATTTCTTTCAGTTGCAACAGATGCTAAGAATGCTGATGATGGATCTAGCCTTTATATCAAAGATGTATTGAATGAACGTTCAGAATATGTTCATTTTGTTGACTTTGATTCCAACTTTACTAACTTCGGTAATGCCGGTACTGCAACAACTTCTGGCACAGCTAAAGACTTCCTTGGTAATGCAGTACAAACTTCAGCAGTAGTTAACTTTGCTTTTGATTCGGGTGCTGATGCTGGTACTTTGACAACTGGTCAATACCTTAGTGCTTTTGATCTTTTCGAAGATAAAGACATTGTTGAAATTGATTTCTTGATTGCTCCTGGTATGGGCTCTCGTGCAGATCAAACTACTGTTACCAATGATCTGATTGCAACAGCAAAAGATCGTAAAGATTGTGTAGTTGTAACAAGTCCAGCTCGCGCAGACGTTGTAAATGTTACAAATGAAACAACAGCTACCACAAATATTACAACCACTTCAGCTACCTTTACTCGGTCAAGCTACTCAATCGTGGCTGGTAACTACTTGAAAGTTTACGACAAGTACAATGACCAGTATATTGAGATTCCGGCAAGCTCTTCAATTGCTGGCTTGATGGCTGAAACTGACCGTGTAGCCGCTCCTTGGTTCTCACCAGCTGGTACACGCCGTGGTCTCTTACTTGGTGTAACATCGGTTAACTACAATCCAAATAAAACTAATAGAGATACTCTCTATAAAGCTGGTGTTAATCCAATTGTAAATCTCCCAGGATCAGGTATTCTGCTTTATGGAGATAAAACTGCACAAGATCGTCCATCTGCTTTCGATCGTATTAACGTACGTCGTTTGTTCCTAACTCTGGAACGGGCTATTGAACGGGCTGCTAAGAACGTACTCTTTGAATTCAATGACGAGTTTACTCGCGCTGAGTTCGTAAACATTATCGAGCCTGTACTTCGCGATGTCAAAGGACGTCGTGGTATTACAGACTTCCGGATTGTTGCTGATGAAACAGTAAACACTCCAGCAGTCGTTGATCGTAACGAGTTCATTGCTAATATCTTTATTAAGCCTGCTCGCTCGATTAACTACATCACTCTTAACTTTGTCGCTGTTCGTACCGGAGTTTCTTTTGAAGAAGTTACCGGTCAGGCATTTTAATCTAAGGAGGATTTAACCAATGGCACTAGGTAGTGTAGACGAGTTTAAGTCAAGGCTGACCGGCGGTGGTGCTCGCGGTAACCTCTTTCAGGTTACGCTTGCCAACCCACGTGGCGGTTTAGGTGTTGATCTGGATGTTGACTTCGCATCATTTATGTGTGAAACAGCACAGCTCCCTGGCTCAACGGTAGGAACAATTGTGATTCCTTTCCGTGGACGTCAGCTGAAAGTTGCTGGTGATCGTACATTCGATGCTTGGACAGTAACAGTCATCAACGATACAGAGTTTAAGATTAGAAACGCAATGGAGCGTTGGATGAATGCCATCGCAAACCATGCAGATGCCGGTGGTACACAGGCTCCTGATCTTTACTTCTCTGATCTTAAGGTTGAGCAATTTGATCGTGACGAAAATGTCATTAAGACATATAACTTCAAAGATGCTTGGCCTTCAGAGGTAGCTCCAATCGATCTTAGCTATGGTGATAACGATACAATCGAAAGATTTTCGATCACTTGGCAGTATCAGTATTGGACATCAAATACCACTGATCAATAAACAATATATAGATGGAGAGCGGAATTACCCGCTCTCCTCTTATTCTCAATAAGGAATTCAAATGGCAGATAATAGCGGACTTAGATTATTTGGTTTTGAAATCAAGAGAGCTGATCAAGAAGATCCGAAGAAAGCTCCTTCGATTGTTCCCGCGCGTGATGAAGATGGTGCCGGTTATGTTACCGCATCAGGTTCTCACTATGGCCAATATATTAACTTAGACGGCACAGACGCTAAAGATAACCATGCTCTCATTATGAAATATCGTGGAGTTGCGATGCATCCTGAAGTTGATGCGGCAATCGAAGATATCGTAAATGAAGCAATTGTTGGTGGCGAAGATCCAATTACCATTGATATGGATAATTTGGACGTGTCTGATTCAATTAAAAAACAAATCAAAGATGAATTTGATAGTATCTGTTCTATGCTTAATTTTAACGAGCTTGGACACGATATCTTTAGACGTTGGTACGTAGATGGTAGAATCTATCATCACCTTGTTGTTGATGAATCAAACCTGAAAAAAGGCATTGT